AGCCAGTGACATAAAGCAACCGAAACCTAAAAAAACTAAGGGCAAGAAACTTGACCCGATTAAAGTTTTGAAGGCTGCATACAAGGAGCCACGGCGAGTGGCAGAAGTGGGTGGTCGTGGCTATATATAGGACCATCTTTGATCAGAACACTACCTTTGAGGAGGAGTCTGATGGTACGGTACACATTACAAAGTACCAGGATACAGACCCAATCCTAAAGATTAATAAGCAAGAGTACCACAGCGGGGTCAATGACAAGTCAGACCTTAGGAAGGTAGCATCAATACCTTTGGTAGTTTGGCAGAATTGGATCAAGGAAACTAATGGTGCAATACAGAAGGATGAGGTGCTATTAGCAAAGTACCTAAACGATCCTGATAATCTTTTTCTACGAACACATAATAGCAGGATATAACTATGGCATTCTCAACTTACGATGAACTAAAGACAAGCATAGCCAACTGGGCTGATCGTGATGACCTTACGTCATTCATCCCAGACTTCATTGCATTGACTGAGGCCAGGTTTAACAGGACGCTACGGCTACGCTCTATGGAGCAGAGTCAATTCGCTACCACAGTAAGTGGGCAGACAAACTATGCCCTACCATTACACTACCTCCAGATGAGGGAGTTCAGACTTAATCAAACACCTACTATATCCCTACGCTATGTCAGCCCGGAGATATATGAATCATGGAACCTGGGTAGCGGTATACCACAGTTCTACACTATCATAGCCAACGAGATCAGGATTGGCCCCTCTCCTGCTGGAGAGCATGAGATGGAGATGCTATTCTGGAGGCGATTCCCAGCACTCTCTGCCTCTGAGCCTGTTAACTGGATGCTACAGAATGCACCAGATGTGTACCTATACGGCTCCCTATTGGAGTTAGAGCCCTTTGTACAGAATGATGCAAGGATACAGGTATGGAGTACAGGATACGCCAAGGCAATAGAGGACATACAGTTTGCAGATGACAAGGACAGGCACAGTGGGTCAGCACTAACCGTCCAAGCATGAGCAAGCCGGACTGGTCTGGATGGCCTGACCTATGGGAGGCTCAGAACGCTGACATCAGCACGAACCCCCTTACTCTGGTATACCCATTCGAGTGGAGTCTACATGACAATGAGTGGACCCCGGTTGCTATCAACTGGCTGAATCAAGGTGTAAGAGAGGAGATCGATAGCACATTAGATACAGGCTGGCTCATGGACATCCTTGACTCCAACCATCTCTGGCTAGACCAGAAGACAGAATCAACACTATGGCGTGACGTAACCAAAGGGAATACAGTATGGAAGAACAAGGATTACCCAAATCGGTGATGTATGCCATATAAAGATATGAAGGTTAGACTTGCCTATATCAAGAAGTGGCAGTCAGAGAATCTCGACAAGAAGCATGCTTACCAGAAGACTTGGAGGGACAATAATCTAAGTCAAGTCAATGCAGGTAGTGCTAGGCGTAGGGCGAGAAAGCGTAATGCCATCCCCTCATGGTACTGTGCATGGATGGTCAATGAGATATACGATAACTGTCCAGAGGGTATGGAGGTTGATCACATACAACCATTAGCAAGTGGTGGATTACACTCACACGAGAACCTGCAATATCTCACAGTAACAGAGAACAGATCAAAGGGAGATTCAGAACGTGGAAGATAAACTAAGCATAGAGCCAAGCAATCACCACATTGTGAATTGCTACTCCAATCGAGGGTTCCTAAAGTGGACTGAGATGCTACCTAACCTTGTAACAGAGGAAGGTGCTATCTGGTTATTGGATACCGCCTTTGGTGTGGGGGAGCAGAAGGATTGGTTCTGTGGACTAACACAGTCTGGAACCATATCCCCAGAAGACACTATGGCCTCACACTCATGGGAAGAGTACATTGGTACAACCCATCAGTGGAGACCACCTCTTAACTTTATACCTCACGACCCAAAGACAGCAGCACAGACGTACACATCAGCGAAGTCTTCTCAGTTTGTAATTCACGAAGCCGGTATGATTACTGGAAGTTTCATGGTATCTGAGAATACCATAGGTTGGAACCAAGGCTTACTGTACGGAATCACGCTGTTCAATAATGCACACAGTGTAGTCCAGGGGGATAGCATCTATATCACCGTAATACTAGGATCAAAAATATGACAAAGCCCGTAATTGAAGTTACAGAACCAGCAGATGACGAGGCCCAAGGTCATGGAGCCGAGAGGATTCGTGAGACTCGCCAAGCACTGTACGACATATTCCCTATCAATCCTGATGACCTAGACTACCAGCAGACAGCCAACTATTGGCCGGCAGGTAGTGCTACTGGTGGAATGGACCCAGAGGTAGAGGACGGTACACGACCACCTCATGAAGGTATGCAGGACAGAGCATTCCTCCTGAGCGACATAGAGGTCAACTACGACTACCAGATACCCGTCGGTAAAAACGCTATCGTTGCTGGACCCGTATACTTTAATTCAGCCATTGACGCTAACGATGGTGTTATCACCGTAGTCGGCAATAACGATACTGATCCACACTACCTTAGAGACCTTGAGGATGTTCAAGCAGGGGCATACATCGTAGACCAGAACGCCTTACTATGGCACCAGAGCGACAACGTATGGAAGCCAGGACCAGCACCCCAGGGTGAGACTGGTGAAGACGGACAGGATGGTGCTGACGGTGCAGATGGTATACAGGGAGAGCGTGGACCACAGGGCCCCATAGGGAACACAGGACAGACGGGTGCCAAAGGTGACACTGGAGAGCGTGGACCCACTGGTACAGCCGGTAAGGATGGTGCTAAGGGTGACACTGGACTACGTGGATTAGATGGACCAGAAGGCCCCGAGGGCCCCCAAGGTGACAAGGGTGACCAAGGTACAAGCATACGCCTGCTTGGTGGAGTTAATACTCCAGAGGACCTCCCAGGGTGGCCTAACGCCTATGGTGGAGAAGAGGGTGATGCCTACATTGTAGAACTCGGTGGCATACACTCCGAGGACGGAGAGATATGGGTGTGGAACGGCACGGCATGGTTCGATGCTGGACACATTGTAGGACCTGAAGGACAGCAAGGACCTCAGGGTCCAGACGGTTTCCCAGGCGACAAGGGTGAAGACGGCACTGACGGCGTTGACGGACTTAAAGGAGATGAAGGAGACCCAGGACCAAAGGGTGACCCAGGTGAGCAGGGATTAGAAGGTGTTCCAGGAATAGAAGGACCACGTGGAGAGCAAGGGATAGCAGGGCCTTCAGGTACGAACGGGGCAAATGGTGCTCAGGGTGTTGAAGGTCAAGTCGGTGCTGATGGTGCACAAGGCGATGAAGGAGCAGTCGGACCTAGAGGCCCAGAAGGACACGAAGGCCCAAGTGGATTGGATGGTACTGTCGGACCTGCCGGTGATCCTGGCAGCGATGGCCTTGACGGTAACAACTCACTGTACGGTGGTGGACTGGAGGAGGTCTTCCAACTGGCACCTACAGAGATAAATGTAGGATACACCATTCCAGAGAATACCAATGCCAGCACGGTTGGACCAATCAAACTTAATGCCAATGTGGAGATATCCGATGGCAGCACATGGGTGATAATTTAAATGAGCAAACTTAAAGTCAATACAATACTGCCGGAATCTGGAGTCGGAGATGCTAGACGAATAACACTAGGTGCTGACGGGGATTCCATCTACCTTGGTGCTGGTGCTAAGGCATACGGATTCCAGGAAGCAGGTGATGGGCAAGGACCTCAGGGGCCTGAAGGCGATAAAGGTGAACCAGGAATACAAGGTGAGACTGGGCCTCAAGGAGACTCGGGGGTAGATGGAGCAGACGGTGCAGTGGGAGCAACCGGTGGCCAAGGCCCAGAAGGTGCACAGGGGCCAGCAGGTACGAATGGACTGAAGGGTGACAAAGGTGACCCAGGTGCTGGTGGCGGTGGATCTATCTACCCAGGCAGGCCTTACGATCTGGATACAGACTTCGCCATGGCTATTGAACTTGATTACGATATATTCCTAATGCTTGGGAGTGGGAGCACTCCTACATCGTCTACCGGGTCACTAACTACTCTGGTTGTAGGATACAAGGACAAGGAAGGATTCACTTTCCACGCCGATCAAGGAACCCATGCAATACAGGCTATGCCGTTCATGTTGTTCGAGGATGGCAAGTTGATAGGGTCATGGATGACATCTGATTTGGGAACTGGTGCAATATTCACCGACCCCAGAGGTGGCATAGGCGGGTCGTTCAATGGTTCGGTACAGATACCTCTGACAGAGTTCAAGGGTAATAGCAAGACGCTTACAAGATTCAGCGAATACAGATGGTCTTCATCCTTCTGGGGGAAGTAAGATGACAGCAACACTTAAAGTAGATGAGATTATAGAACGTACCCCAGGAGAGGGTGTCACCGTCAATGGTGTCAAGATACCGGATGATATCGGGGGTGGTGGTGGGGGAGTGGGATTGACAGAAGGTGGAGTTATTAGGGGTACTATAGCAATGTGGTGCCTCGCCGGGAAGAGTGAGACTGACAAAAGGACCTGGTTAGACGAGCGTAATTGGTACATCTGTGATGGTGGAGGCCATGCTCAGGAAAAAGGAAGAGCAGACTACGCTGATGTCCCTGATCTACAAGGCCAATTTATTAAAGGGGCGTCCAGTCATGCTGAAGTAGGCTCGCCCTCCGGCAGCACCAGCACCGAGCCATTCACGCTCAGCAGTTCTAACATACCGAACCACTCACATAGTGGCTCCACCAATACTAAAGGCTCTCACAGCCACACTTCCGAGGTATCGGAATTCGGGTCCGGCATGGCGGCGGGCGAAGGGATTAAATTCCAGGACGGTGCAACTGGTACGGATGGCAATCATAGCCACGTTGTGACGATAGGAAACTACGGCAGCGGTAATTCCCACTCCCACACCGGCGTCAACCCACCCAACACCCTGGTGGATTACATAATTTACTTAGGACCGAGGATTTAATAACATGCAGATTTCAATAGTTCCCATAGATGGAACAATAGTAATTGGTGGCGTTGGTGTAACCGTAACTAACGACCGACTCAGGTCTATTGTCGCCTCAGATATTCATGCCATACAGTATGACGAATCAAATTCTATTGGTCACATTGAGTATAAACGTGGACCGTATGATAAGAATCCAAGAGGGAACGAAATGATTTATGATGAGTTCGATCCGTCACCATTTAAGGAGTTACACGCTGAATTGCTGGAAGAAGAAAGGTTAGCAATAGAGCAAGTGACAATGGAGGAGGTGGAGTCAGCCTCCTCAATAATTCAGAGGGAGTGTAACTAATGGCAGGTAACCTAACAGTAAGTGGGATCAACTCACCAGGAACACTAGACCTTGATGACGTTAAGGTTAACACCAAGTTAGACTTGACTGGGGCTGAGGTAGTTGGGTTGCCAGAAGTGGAGTTAAGCGGCACTCCACTTAACTCTATCATGTCCATCTATGTCGAAACATCAAACGATGTTGCAGACCTTGAAGATCAAGGATGGTGGTTATGTGATGGGAACAATGGTACACCAAACTTAATTGGCCAGTTCATAAGAGGTGGAACGCCAGGATTAAACGTTGATGGTAATCAGGTCCCAGGATCAACATCCACGGATGCACACACACTTTCTGCAGCAGAAATGCCATCACATTCTCACAGTTATCAACAAAACCTAAACTGGAGTGGGCCCAATGGCTCAGGTTCATCTCAAGGGGATCTACAAAGTAGCACCAGTACAGGAGCGAATGGAGGCAGTGGGTCACACTCACATACTATGAGTGCAACACCAGATCACGTTTACATAGGGTACTTTATGTACAAGGGAGTAGCATAATGAATAAGATAACTTACGTACAGGGTGATCAGTTGGTCTTGATTGACGGTCTTGGATTCAATGGCACATACGATACAACCCCTAACCTTTATGCAATACAGTGGACCCCATCGTCATACACGATAGAATGGGATACAGGTAGACCAACTACAGAAAGCGGTGCCTACCCATACCAACAGCATATTGATGAGTGGAATAGGCAAAGGGGTATTGCAGAAGAGGCCATTATAATCCGTGATGAGGAAGTTCGTCTGGAGTATGAGGCGGCAGCAGAGCATATTGTAAAGTTGGAGGCATTGAAGTCCAAGGTGGCTTTGATTATGACAGATTTAAGTGAGGAAGAATTAAGAATGCTAGTGGGGTTGACTATAGAAAAGGTGATCCCAGAAATGGAGATAGCGGGATGAGCAAGATTAAGTCACAGAGCCTCAACCCCAGGACTCTCACAGGCACATTGAACCTCGGAAACGAGGGCAGCACTACATCGTTCCATCCACTGTCTACCGTGGTACTCCCAGGGTATGTGACCAGGGAGGAACTGGATGAGGTGATAGCGGGTGATGTAGACCTGGAATCATACCTCACCTCTGAGGAGGCTCGACTCCTATACCAGGCATCTCAGATGAAGGGGCAGCCTGATGGATACGTCCCACTTAATGCCTCAGGTAAGGTGCCAGGCAAGTATCTCAACCTGTCGGGTATGGAGATAGTGGGAACCTATGGCTCCCAACAACTACCAGACCCTGACTTTAGTGTCGGTGATGAGGGCAGAGTGTTCCACCCTGGCATGGCTTTCATCTGCAACACCGACCATTCGTTCGATGCCGAACTTCCTGGTATCGAGAGTATGTCTGGAGACTTGGCACTGATCATTGCAGATTCTTCTAATGACTTATCATACAACCACATCCCAGTGGCTTCTCAAGTTCTAGCCAAGGATGTGGTAGTGGATGACGATAGGGATTTCGTGAAGCCTAACCCTGGGCATACTACCGTGGCTGGCGATACCATCCAAGACCTACAGGACCAGATAGTTGACCTGGGGGATGGATACCTCCCACTCAGCGGTGGCTTAGATCACAAGATGACTGATGATCTGTACATGGGGAAGAATCAAATCCAAGGAGTGGCTGACCCTGTATATACAGAAGATGCCGCCAACAAGAAGTATGTAGATGCTCACCTTGGGTGGGACGGTGGTACGGTTAACACTACCATTACCCTTAACTCCCCAGAGCGAGACATCAATGTCACCACTGGTCAGTCTGCTGGAGTATTGAAGTACAATGGTACGGACAAGTTCAGATGGGGCTCAGGACAGAACTTCTCTGACCAGCCTCTGAGTATGGAAAGCAACAAGATAACAGCACTCAGTAACCCTACATCTACACAGGATGCTGCTACCAAAGGGTATGTTGATGGGAAGGTAAGTGATGTCGGTATTGGGGACTACGTTAGCAAGACCACCACTTCCTCTCAGACCATGAAGGGTGCATTGACACACAATGGCCACCTCTACCTCAACATGGAGTCCACCAACAGCAATGGAGTACAGACTAAGGCGATGGTTGACAAGACCATAGCAGCCATCCCCAACCCGGTAGAGGTCGGAACACAAACTTCGCCGCCAAGCAGACCTAAGGGTGATCTGTATTTGACATCCAATGGCAAGTTGTATGTATACATCTGATGGCAACGGCTAAACAGATACACCTGCCCCCAACGGGGCCACCATCAACAACCCTTAACTCAAGCCATAGTCCTACGAGTGATACCAAGGCGTTTGCAGGACAGAAACACTTTCCTAGTCAGGCTATAGTTAGCGGCAACTTCACCACTAAGGATTATAAGAATACCTCGACATCCTGGACGGCTAACCCTGGATGGTCCAGTAATGGAAACTACAATGCCCAAGGTCTCTGGCAACCTGGTGCTACACAAGGCCGTAGGACTACTGGTATCAACATCAAGTCGGAGAATAGGGGTACACTAAAGGTTGGGCCTACAGGTAATATGTCCAACAGTAATGCTTCCGGAATCTGGTGGTTCGATGTGATTGGGATGTCACATACATTTGATAGGAGGGCGTGCTACTGGTCCGAGTGTGATATGAGGATGGAGAGACTTGGGATGAGGTTTTGGCTCATAGATGAAGCCAAAGAGGTGGTGGAGATATGTACCTTAAAGAGTTATGGCGGAGGATACTCCCCGATAATTTCTACCATCGATAATGCCAACTCAGCACTGGATGGGATAGCGATATGGGAGATACCCCACTATAGCGATCTCAGGGCCTTCTACCGAAGGAGCAATTATATATGGATTGGGTTCTACATCCAGTACCATGTCTACAATCCTGGTGGAAAATACGGATCGGCATCAAGGGATCACTATATGTCTATCGGCGATGTGGCACCAATCCATGAAGTACATACTGGTAGGTACATGGCACCGATGGAAGGATGGGCACCAGTCAATAAACGAATCAGAGTAGCATAACAGAGGAATATAAAATGCCATTAGAGTCAGGAACAAAGATAAGCAATTTGAACAAGGACTACCCACTGTCTACCGATCAGGTATCACAAGGGGATAACCATATCAGATTGATCAAGGAAGTCCTAAAGGAATCCTTCCCATCAGATATAGACATACAGATTCCAGACATTACCGGACATGCTGGTAATGCCTTGGTTGTGAACGATATCGGTGATGGGATAGCCTGGGGTGGTGGTGGAGGCGGTGTACCACCTGGTGTCATCTGCATGTGGTCTGGAGATGGTGTGCCAGAGGGATGGTGGTTGTGTGATGGAGAGAACAGCACCCCCGATCTACGTGGTAGATTCATCATGGGTCTTGAACCTACTGTGAGTACAGTTGGTGATACTGGTGGTGCTAATGAGCATAGGATACAGGTAGGAGAGTTACCTCTGCATGATGATACCTTTACGTTCGCCATTGGGGCAGCGAATGGTTCTGCAGCCAAGATGGGTGGAGACTGGAGTGCCATGCCTACAATCCCGACATACTACGTACTCGCTTACATCATGAAAGCGTTAGAAGTTACCCGCTAATGGCACTAGTCCCAATAGAACAGGTGGGTCAGGTTGGCATCATCACTGATGTCCCACCGTACTCACTACCACCCAGTGCATGGAGTGGGGGCAGCAACGTAAGGTTCACAGACCAAGGCGTGGAGAACATCAGCGGTCACATTGAGGTTATGAAGGATTGCCCTATCAGGGTTAAGCACCTTGTGTTCTATAACCAGAGGGACATCACAGACTACTGGCTAGCCTTTGGTGAGACTCCAGTGAAGAGATCAACTACAGGTCAGGTGTACTGCTTTGATGTTGACTCCAGGATATGGTCAGACGTTACGCCAGAAGGTGGCTTGAAGAACTCCGGGAGTACAGTCTGGTCTACCACGTTCCTTGGGGCCCATCTTGTGGCTACCAACGGTGTGGACCCGATGATCTACTGGCCCTTGTTGGCTGATAACACTCCCAACCCAGAGATTAGTTCGGGTATTAAGAACCGGTTTATACCTGTAGAACTTGGGCTATCCCCCGAGGCTATTGCAGAGGAAGAAGACAAATTTACAGAGGAAGGAATAAGCATAACCCCACAGACCATAGACTCCTTTAAGTCCTTTCTGATTGGAACCAACTGGAGCAATGGTCCTACCCGAATCTGGTGGTCTACTGAAGGTGGGCATTACTCAATGCCGTCATGGAACTACCTGGACAAGGACCAGGATGCTGGTGACTACGAACTGAATGACAGTAGGGGTGCTGTGATAGATGGTGCACCGCTGCAAGACTCCTTCCTGATATACAAAGAGGACTCGATATACATTGCTAACTACGTAGGGCCACCCTTTATCTTTGGGTTCAAGGTCCTGAGCAAGGATGTAGGCTTGTTGACAAAGAATGCACTGCAGGAGTTCCCTGGTGGGCATGTGTTCATGTCCAAGTACGATGTACATGTGACCAATGGGCAGGAAGTGAAGAGCATCCTGACTGACAAGTTACAAAGCCAACTCTTTGATAATTTGAATGGTGACCATTACCACAGAGCATTCATAGCGGCTGATGTCCTCAACAGCGAGATACTCATCTGTTGGCCTTCTGATGGCAGTGCATGGTGTAACAAGTGTATCACGTGGAACTGGTTAACAGGTGTGCTCAGTATGAGGGACCTACCACATGTGTCAGACATAGAGCCTGGAGTAGTGCCCATGCCTACCGAGGGTGATGAGTGGGAGTTAAACTCACACACATGGTCTGCTATATCCAGAGCCTGGGGTTCCAGAGCCTTTGAATCAGTGATACCCGAATTAGTCTTTGCTGCTGCCGGGGAAGATAAGATATACCGATCTGGTGTTGATCATACCTTTGATGGTGATGTGATGCATACAACGGTGGAGCGTACAGGCATGGACCTTGGTGACCCTGGTAGTGTTAAGAGGGTCAATGCTGTATGGCCCAAGATAACCACAATGGGTGGCAACACAGTGAAGGTCTACGTAGGCAGTCAGATGTCTCCTGATGATGGCGTCACATGGGAGACTGGAGTAGACTTCAACCCAGATAAACAGTCAAAGGTGTCGTGTATCACCACCGGGAAATACTTTGCATTCAAGGTTGAGTCTGATGGAGACTTTAAGTGGAGACTACATGGCATGGAGTTCAACGTGGAACAGGCAGGTAGGAGAGGGAGCAGGATACAATGAGAATCAAGGACAGGGGCTCCAGGTGGAGTCCTAATGTATCCCCAGATAAACCTGAGGACTTACCAAAGTATCTCTTCAACGAGTTAACTAAGTTGAGTCGGGTCTTATTCCAGGTGGACAGGCTGCACCTTGACAGGCAGTACAAGGTTAAAGATGGAGACAAGCCAAGGGATGGAGACATAGAGTTGTGTGATGTGGGTGTACGTGGTGTATCGGCTGGGCTGTATTACTACAATGGGGCTGACTGGATATTTATAGCATGAGAGAAAGATTTGAGCACAAAGGAAAGGATTACTACCTTGTACTGATAGAGCCAGAGGACACAGGAGAAATGTGGACCTTTGTTAAGGATGGGGTTGACAAGGCAATGCTACACTCTGATAGCGTCATGAAGGGTGAGGACTTTGTTCCCCAGTTACGTGATGGCACTGTAAGACTGTGGGCATTCATCACTGAGAAGGATGTGGTAGGACACATGATCACCCAACTGATACGATACCCACGTAAGTCATTCGTTAGAGTGCTTACGATGGAGTGCAAGGGTGGTGAGAACGGATTAAACGGTATGGACTTATGGCATAAGTTCGTACCAATAGTGGAAGAGTATGCTGCCCAACATGGTTGTGTACACCTGGAGGCCTATACCAGGAAGGGCATGGTTAGGTCCCTGGAGAAACATGGATGGGAAAATCAATTTAATATAGTAACCAAACCAGTAGAGCAGTTACGCCTACACTAGGAGAATACAATGGGATCATCGTCAAAAAAGAGTCCAGAAGAAATCAAGGAATGGGATCGTAAACAACAGGAAGAGTATAATAAGACTCATGAGGTAATGAATATCCAGGGTGGTATGAATAATACATCCAGGGTTCCCGGTGGTGGGCAGGTGGAAACTTACACCCTCAAGAATGGGCGTAAGGGATTTACAGGTGATGATGGGGCAGTCTACTACCTCAATGAAGACAATGGAAGATGGGAGTCCCATACAAGATCGGCAGACTACTATAACCTTGGTGAGATAGCGGCTCCGGCACCATCAGGTGGAGGTGGGGGTGGGGGTGGAGCACCACGGAGAGCACCAGTAAGCGGGGTAGTAGGTGATGTAGGTGCAGTGGCTACACCAGGTGTGACAACTGAGCAGGTGTTAGGTGCTCAGAACTACAACAGCATGAATAACTTTCAGCCAATATCACACACTATGGGCAATGATGGTGCAACACAACACCTCAATCCCTTGGTTGCTGCTGAGAATTGGTTACACCAACTACAACCACAACCAACGTATAATCTAGGGCAGTACCGGAACCCTCAGATAGGGCTACTGGAAGATGAACAACAAAACTCAATTTGGGGGACAGTATAATGGGAAGTTCAAGCAAAACAACCACAAGCACCACGGAAGGTGGTGGAACAAGCACGACTACAAGTTCCCCACTTCAGCAACCATACTACAAACAGTTAATAGGTCAGGCTAATAACCTGTACCAACAGGGACTACCAAACTACTACGGTGGGGCTACTGTTGCAGGTATGACTCCTGCACAGATGGAGTCCATGAACCAGAGTGCTAACTGGGCAACTCAGGGTGCCCAGGACATGATGGGCTCTGTTAATCAGAACTTTGGTCAGATGATGAGTGGTAAAGCAACCATGGCCCAAGGCTATGGTGGTTTGACCGACCAATTTAATGGCGGCCTGGGGCAGATGATGTCGGGTCAGGTACAGACAGGTGAAGGCACACCCTGGCAGGGACTGGCCGATTCTTACACCCAGATGGCAGGGGAAGAGGCGGCCAAGTTGAATACCCAGGTCAGAGGTGGACAGGTAATGTCAGGGCAGCATGGTGGATCAAGCCGTGGTGATCTACTGAACAACCAGGTCATGGATGCAGCCAACGATCAGGTTAGCAATAACCTTGCTGCCATGTATGGCAATGCTTACGGCCAGGCACAGCAGCAACAGTCAGATGCCATTGGCCAATATGGTCGGGCATCTTTGAATGCTCAAAATAATGCAGCACAAACACAGATGGGAGCACTACAACAGTACGGTAGTATCATGAGTATGCCGATGCAGATTGCACAAGGCTTGTACAATCAGGTTGGTCTGCCACAACAGCAGATGAACCAGGCTATCATGAACGATGCCAAGCAGAGATACGACTACGCTGCTATGAAACCTTGGAATAACGCTGCTCAGTTTGGCAACTTCCTACAAGGGAACATGGGTGGTACTAACACTGTCGGCTCTGAATCACACTCAACCACGACCCAAAGGTAATGGCTAGTGTAGCAGTCCCCCTGATCGCCTCCTTTGTGGTAAACAAAGTAGGTGAGTCACAGGGGTGGGACCCAAGGATGACAGCGGTGCTGGGTGCAGTGGCTGGCTTTGGTGCAGGTAGTTTCGTTAGTGCTGGTGCATCAGTGGCTGCATCAAGTGCTGCATCAAGTGCCGCTAACTCAGGGTTGGCTAGTACCGCTACAACCGGTGGTATGGCAAGTGGTGCTACTGCTATGGGAAGAGGTGCTCTAGGTACTCAATTGGCTGCTCAA